ATATCCACAATTATAGGAATCGAGGGCGCCGAGAACTCAATATTCCCCTGATTATTTGTCCACGTGTAAACAACTTGATATTGATATTCTTGCGGAACCATAGCTCCGCCGGTATTACGGGGAGTTCCTTCGACATCGTCGGGCCAAACAAAGAAATTATTCTCGACCGGCAAATACCCATCGTATTCCCACAAAAACCCACCACTTAAGCTTAAAGTTTGAGCTATTTCTGCAGGAACAACGTTTGATGTGCCAATTGTGAATGAGATTAAATTTATTCCTGTTTGAGAATAAATTCCAGACTTAGTCACTGATAATTGTTGTGAGGTATTTGCTGATGTTATGAAGTCTTTAAAGAGATATCCGACTTGAGCGTCATTTCCGCTCACCGTCACAGATGGAAGCCCTAAAGTGTCATAGCCTCCGCCATTAGAGTAAGCAAAGCGAGATACAACCTCGCCAAAACCGTTGATTAAGAAATATGTAGGTTGAAATTGGGATTGATACGCAGCCAAGAAGTAAGATTGCCCGCTAATTAAAAAAGCCTTTGAGGCAAGACCCACTGACCTTACTAATATGGAAGGAGTCCCGACAGTTCCAGCCTGTGTACAAGTAACCATTGAAATGTAATGAGTAGGAAGAGTTGAGTCATACCCATAATTATTGTCCACTTCATAATAGGCAGTTAAAACTCCATTCTGGGCGACGCTTGTAATATTTGAAATAGTCCCAGTGGTTATAATTTCTGCGGGCGTAAGTAAAACTTTTCCTAAGGTAGCATTTACCGCAACGGCGTATCCAGTGCTAGTTCCAGAATTATAATAAGCAGCCCATATAATTGGAATCGTTGTGTTGCTTATATCAATCGTTACGCTCATCAAGGTTGCAGTTACTTTTCCTGCATTGGAATAAATTGTAGCAGCAGATAGTAAAAGAGTTGTGTCTAACGACCTTATTTGAATGGACTGCCCGCCCGCTGCAGTATCGTAGGCGATATATAAATTATTTTCAAAAACTGCTGCATCCCATGAAAGGCCTTGAGATGGGGTATAGTTACTTGCGATATCTACGTTTGATGTAACAACCGACGGATCTTGAAGAGACACGGCAATGTATTGGAGATGAAAAGTTCCGGCAATGTCATTTGTAAAGATAATTATGAAATATGATCCAAGAGAGAAAACTCTTGGAGACCCGGTAACTGTGCCACTTGCAACGGGGATTGGTGTGGGCTCTATAATATTTTGCCCAGTTTCGGCGTCTGCAATCGCGTACATATATCTAGGAGTTGAAAGACTGGTTGGGGTTTGGTCTGTATACACCGTGCACACGAGCCCGCTTGCAATAGATGTATCTACTTGAGATTGATTTGTGTTGGATCTGATTAAAGGAAGGACACTTAATTCCGCGGGCTGAAGAGTCCCTTTATTAAACCAAGATTTAGTGGAAGGAGAATAGGCTTGAAGAGATTTCCCGATGGCTGTAAGGTTGCCGTTAAATGTGGTGATGTAAGAAGCTAATTCCGGGAGCGGAGCCAAAGAACCATACCCATTTCGTTTAGTGAGCCTCATGCCAGTTGTGAAAATCATATTTTCTAGAGATAAAAAATTTCCGACAGGAACGCGCCAAGGGTCTGTTTTTGTATCGAGCCCCTTTGCAAAAGATATGTCTACTGATTGTTTAACAGCTACGGCCATAGGCTCCTAAGTCTTGATGATGTAGTTTGCGTATACGTTTACCGGGTTTGTTTGCGTGCTAGTAGGTGATTGGCTTGATGTCGTAGCAGCAGATGCCAGAGAATTTCCTGCTTCAGCGGCTTCCCCTGGGACGTTTCCACCACCGATAAAAAGATTCACTGTATGGGTGTGAGCCTGAACTTGGGATAGTTGTAACGAACCGACGTTAGCGCCCGTATTCCCACCATTAATAGCCGTCCTGGAAGCAAAGTCCGGATCGTATGTCCCAACGGTGTCTACGTTTCTAAAAAACACTCCAGGAGGAGGGAGATTAAACGTTGTACTTCCGTCCCCGATTCCATATGCCGTGCTTATCACGGCAAATAACGAAGAGTAAGTCGCTCTACTGACTGCCGATCCATTACATAACAGATAACCTGCAGGAGCTGCAACGCCACCGAAAGGAAGCATTACACCTGTAGGGACGAGCCCCCCAATTACAAGTCCAATATTATTTGAAGTATCGTAACTTAAGGCGACCGTTCCTCCCGTTCCGTTGGAGGGAGGGAGAGTTAGGTTATAATTAGCTCCCAATGCACTAGGAGCTTGAAGAGTTGCAAAATTAGAAGAAGCAACTCCAGGATTTCCTATCAGGATTGATGCAGCTTGAATGTCTGCAGGAGTATTAACATTTGAATCAACGACTAGGGTCCCGCCACTAAAAGAGGCTGTGGCAGTTCCGCTTGAAATTCCAGATGAAGTAGCGTTGATAACGCCCGTTTTTGTTATTTGAACAACGTTTCCGACCCCATCATTGTAATAAAGCTCATTTAAAGCCTCATAAATTATGCCTAAATTAGGAGCGGTTCCAGCAATAGTGCCGGTCAGATTATTAAACCTGACGGAATTCACTCCAATGAGATTATTGCTGTTGATAGAAAAGTCTGTGTTGATATTTATGCCTGAATTTGTGATCTGAACGCCCTGGCCAGACGAGTGGTTATGCTGATCGAGTATTCCTAAGTCGGCGTTTAAGTCACTTGCCCATGTAGGGCCAGGTTCTTGACCAACTACTGGAACAACTAAATTCATATTCGGCGTAAGAGATGATGGCATATTAATTTACCTTTATAAAAGCCGTAGCACCACTAATAGTTATGGTGGGCACAGTTTTGTTACCTGTTAAAGTTTCATAAGCAGTTGAAACAGATGATTGTCCGTTTGCTTCAATCCAACTTGTTCCATGAATAGTTTGGAATTGTGTCAGAGTAAGGGGGGAAAAGATAACATCCCCTAATCCTTGAATCTGGCTAACTTCAGTTTGAAGAGACGTTGCTTGGTTATTTATATTCCTTAAAACTTTGTTTGTATTTTGTTGAATTTGAGTAATGGCTTGAGTTTGCGTTTGTATTACGGGAATCTGAACTTGATTTGCGGCCATTACCAGCCACCATTCGAAGACCCGCCAGCAAACCCAGTGCCTCCATAAATTGCATCTTGTCTGGTTTCTGAAACAGTATCAGCTTGTCCGGCATCCCTGTTACTCGCCGCTTGTTCAATTCTAGTTTTCAAAAATAATAGCTCAGCATCAAGACTTGAAGTATCTGTTCCCTCTTCTTTATCAAGAGCATATTTAGCGGACCTTACAATGACGTATCTAAGCCAGCCGGAAGTTCCAATATTAGTAAGGTCAGTGTCTGCTAGAAGTCCTGGAAGACGAGGAGAATACCAAGCGATTAGCGTTTGATTCCCCGCAGGCGTAGGAATGATATTAATATTATTCCCCATAATGCGATAGCGCATGTTGTATACGCCATAAATAGAGGAAGTAGAATTTGGATAAACATATTGATTCCTTTTTATGAAATCAAATCTTAAAAGACTTACGCGAGACGGAGTAATTGTGCTTGTGTTCACATTCAAGTCCATCCCTGCTAATTTATAAAAAGCAAGAGCCGGTTGACCTGATGTTCCCCCAAAAGTTCCACCTAAATAATTAGTTGCTCCATCAGGAAGCGGGTAATTAGCCTGCTGTCCATTTGTAGGGATGAAAATTTGAGATGAAGCAAAGTAATCTTCATACGAAGTCGTCAACAAATCATATAGCTCATACATCGAAAGTCTAATCATCATGTTCCATTCAGAGTTTGAAACAAACTGTGATCCGACTTTGTCTGCACATTGTTGTGATCTTAATCTCAGTTCCCCTAAAGACATTTCGCTTGGAGGAGCTGCTACCATAGTTACAATGCTTGAATAAATGCTTGTCCCATTAATATTAACGCCAGCAACTTGATACCAGTATTGAACGCCAACGGTGACACTTGGAAACATATCTATGTATTGAATAGAACTTGTTGTCGCAAGGTTAGTAAAGTTAACCCCGTCAGTAGACCTTTGAAGTTGATAAGAAGTCGCAGCTAAAGATCCAGACCATGAAAGTAAAATCTTACCGTCAGTCTGTTCGGCGCTTAGTCCTTGCGGTTGGCTTGGGATAAGGGCCATCTTTAGTATCCTTGATAAAGATTAACTACGCTCTTAACTGAATTAGGTTGTGCATCAATTGAGTTGGCAGAACTAAGAACAACGCTTAAAACATCGCCATCTGCCACTTGAAATCTGCTGCTTGTTCCAATTGCTGGTTGCGTAGGTGTTGGGTTAGTGGCTGATCCACCAATAGTGATACTTACAGAAGCACTTCCAGTTTGCCTAAGGACGACCTGCAAAGCAGAAGCAACAGAAGGCGTTACTGATGAGTTATTAAAAGTTCCTTGTTCATAAGGAAGAGTTGATTGACAACTTAAAGTGTAAAGGCCCGCACCACCCACTGGAACCGTATAAGAAAAAGTGCCAAGGCCAGCAACTTCGTTTGCATTAAGACTTAAACTATTAGCCATTTTATTTCCCCTTAAAATAAGGGGCCACTAAAGGCCCCTAGAATAGTCTTATAAACCGTCAATTGTTACTGAGCTTGCGTCAAAGAAGAAACTCAATCCGAGAGTCGATCCCGACGCTGGAGCAGTTAGAACCCCAGAAGCATAACAATTTAAGATAACAACCAGCCCAGCATTAGCAGCGATAGAAGAGTTAGCACTTAAATGAGCATCTCCCTCTACTTCGAAGTTTGTGATACCAGATCCCGCAGTAGCGGGGACTTCAACTGATCCAGTCCCTCCGATAGCTCCAGTAGCTTTCGCGACAAAGGCCAATCCCACTTGAGGGGTTTGACCTACAATAACGCCAGCTGCTTGCCACTGAGCAAGAGTCGTTGTTCCAAGAGAAACGATCACATAAACAAGACCAGTGGTCGTCGATGTTACGGGAGATCCAGATAGCGGAGAAACGGCTCCAGAAAAACCGCCGAGATAATAGTTATAATTATTTTTAAACTGAACCATGATGGTTCCGGCTTGGGGATTAGGATTTACTAATCCTCCAAGGCCTACTCCAGGAGTAGAAGTCGTATGCATAAATACGTTTTGAACATATCCATTACTTTTGATTGACCTAACACCGAGACCGTTTCCATTAGCTGCATCAACTATGAAGTTACAGTCTACTTTTACGGGTTGAGTGATATTTGAATAGAAGTGGCCGCCATTTTGGCCGTTTCCGCGTTGAAATGACATAAATATCCTTATCTTTGCTGGCAATAGCTCTCAAGGGCGCGCCAGTTACGGTCCCAAGCAGTACGCTAAACTGAAATGTCTAGCCTCAAAGGTGTACGGCTTGGCCATATAAAAGCAGGGGCTAGCCCCTCCTAACAGGAAGAAAGGCTAGCCCCGCACCTATTCACCGAAGCAAATAGGGTAATTATGCCGATAATTGAACGTTCATGTTGTAACCAGGGGCTGAACAGATCACGTTGCCGTAATATGCAATTCGGATCTCTAAAGCATCTGCATTACCAACGCGTAAGCCTTCAAGTCCTTCCATTCCATAAGTAAGAATGTGGGGAGCTTTTCCAAGGCTACGGAATTTCCAAGTATCAGTTGTCAGACACCATGCAGTTTGAGGTTGACATGATCGATCAGCTAAGACCGGAATTTTTCCGTAAGCACTATGGAAGTGAATGGCTTCAAAAGCCACTTCAACTTCGTCGTGCTCTAATTGAACGTATTGAACTTTTGCGCCCAATTCGTTAATCAAAGACGCGTATGAAACGAAGTCGATAATGATCAAATCAGGAGCAGCGCCTTCGCGGTTTGCAAGAGCTAATGCTTGAGTAATACCTTCAGAGATAGAGAAGGCAGAAGCATTGAATCTTAAACCACCAAGACGAGTAACGTCTGCAGAGCGATTAACTCCCCAGAAATTATCAGTAGCACCAGGATCTACAACGGGTACCCATGCAGCAAGGCCAGAGAGACCTAACATGCCTGCGATTGTTGAGCTTCCTCCGATACCGATATCACCAAGCACTTGTAAGAAGTCATTGGCTCCCCACGAAGTTTGTGGAGCACCCTGTACGACTACAGCAACAATAACGCCTGTTCCACGGTTAACGCTGATAACTTGAGCCGCGTCGATTGTTCCAGGAGTATTTTGAAGAGCAGCTCCCCCATCAGTGGCAGCAGCTTGTAGAGTCATTCCAACTTCAAATTGGACCACTTGTTGGCTATTAGCCAAAGTTAAAGTGATATTTGGAGCGGAATAGGCAATTCCAGCGGCAGAGATTTGACCCCGACTTGAAGTACCACCGTAAAACAATTCAAAAGCCATGTTGTTAGATAAGTTTCTAAAACCATTATCCATGGTCCTTGAAGCTTCATCAACAAATGCACCGGCGTTTGATTTGGTTTGTTCCATCAACAAGTTTGTGATGGTAACAAGTTGGTAATCTTGTACGGCGTAAACGAAGTACGAGATAACATCACTTGCTGTTTGCTGATTTTGAGCATTAGCAAATGTGTGAGCTCGACCTTGAGGATTGCCGTATTCTAATGGAACAGGAATATATTTTCCTGCAAAGCCATCAGGGGATTCATTCTTAGGAATCATGGCAAGCCATGGGTTCTTAGAATAAACAATATTTTTCATGTAATCTTTATCATCAACATACAACTCTTTAAGAGCTGCAATTTGATTACTACTATTTGCATATACTGGCGCAATTGCCATAAGTCACTTATCCTTTTTTAAGCGTACCGGTCATAGCCGCTATGGCTCGAGCACGTCGATCCATAAGCGGAGTCGCGGTATCGCGATTAGTTAAAGTTCGCATAATCTTTGTTCCTGGCCTTTGCGAAGGTAGCTGCGCTTCGACTTGAGCTGCTTCTTTCGGAGTCAGCCTTTTTTGAACCTTAGCTAGTTTGGCAAATGGAATAGCTTCTTCAATTAATTGATTTTCAACTAACTCAATAGCTTCGTGAGTATCTAAGACCTCGCCTGTTTTTTTCCAGGTCCTATGGATTAGTTCTTTTACATCTCCATAGGCTTTAGCTTCACGGATAGCTTCAAATTCTTCAGGTTTAGAGTTAACCGTTTGAATTACATCCCTTTGAATATCAGCAAGCACTTGTTGTTCTGCGTGCTGATCACGCGTTGTAAACTGTCCTGAAAGTTCTTCTTTCAAAGCTTTCATTTCCGCTTTCAATGCGTTTATCTCGGGCGTTGCTCCGTTTTGTTGAGCAATTATAGCTTCTGTGAGCTGGTCATAGGTCACCCCATTGTCCAGTAACACACCCAATGGATTACTCTTGAGTTTAGAGATTAAATCTTCATTCCCTGCAGGGGATTGAGTCTTTAATGCAGCTTCTCTAGTTTGTAATTCCCTCTCTTTAACTTGGAGGGCACGCTTTGCTTTCGCAAGAGCGGCAAATTGAGGGCTAAGTGGCTTCGTCTCTTCGACCACTTCAACAGGTTCACTAGTGTCCGGTTTGGCCATATCAGTCACGACTTCTGTCTGTAATCCATCGTCACGATTTGTAGACATTTGAGTTTTCATTTGGATTTTTCTTACATCTGATTGAGCTCTGTCTGCTTGCGGATCGCCAGTTGATTCTTCTATTGGTTGTCCGGCGGCTATGGCTTTAGCTCTTGCGATTTTACCTGGATCTATTGATTGTTGATTTGATTGCACGGGCACACCTGAACCTGTAATAGGTGAGATCTTCATTCATATTCCTTTCAGGCGAGTAGCTTCTGCCTGGTTATAGTTAAGCAGCCGGGGCTGCGTTTGTGTTTGGAACTAAAGGGGATGTTGGTGCGGGCTGCGGGTTTGCAGTGGGAGATGGAGCTCCTTGCATTGGCATTGGAGGAGGAGTCGCTGCCTGAATCAACGCTTGAATGGCTGAGAAGAAGTCTCTAAGCATGTCAGCTTTTTTCTGTTCAAGATTTGCTGCCAAATAAAGATTTATGTATTGAACAGTTAATTGCGTGGCCAATTGAAGGTCCATAAACGCATCGGGAGGTGAGTATTTACCGGCCTCTACAATGTCGTCTAAGATTTTAAATATTCTTTCTTCAGACGCATTATCTAAGCGCTCATTTTGCTCAAGGTCGGGAAAGCGCATAAGCCTTCGACCTTCTTTTAAAGTCAACATTCCCGCTTGGACTTGTTCAGTGACTGTTTCAATTCTTCCTGCAGGAGTTTTCGGTAAAGAGCTCTCGGTAAAGCATTGGATAACGAAAGGATCTTTTAGGAACTTCATTGCAGGGAGATCAATCTCTTTTGTTCCATCCTTATTAGGATAAACGGTCTGATACTTCCCAGTCTCTTTAGCTATATCCATAGCAACGTCAGTGATTTGATAAGCTAGCTCTTTAAAGAAGTTGTCTCTCTTCTTAGCCAATGTCTGATACCGATCGGTAGCTTCGTCAGCATAGGTTCTGATTGCTTCGCCAGAGTTAAGGCCTGCAGGCTTTTGTGATGTCGCTTGCATTGAAGAAACACCACATTGTTGAAAACCATAGGCAATTAGACGATCTCGTTCTTCATACATCTCGGGGGCATTACAAGGCGCTACTTCATAAGCAGGCTTAACTCCTGAGTATGTAACTATTACACCAATCTCATTATTGTTATGGGCTTTTACTACTTTAGAATTCTGTTCGATGAATATACGAGGAACACCAATAAGAGTGATTGCTCTAGCGATTGTGTATAGAATTCGATTTAGAGTTAGTTGAGTTCCAAAGAGTTGGGTGGCAAGGCCTTGTCCCCAATAACCTAAGAAAGGGTCTGAGTATTTTAAGAATACAAAGGGGAATTTAGTCTTCTCCCAAGGCTCATCTAAAATTACTCCGTTAACCGTAGCAATAGTATGCCTACCAGAATAGTAACCAGGAGCCGAAGGATCACTACCAGAAGGAAGTTTCCAGCCTTCAACAACCATGACTTGATCAGCGGTAGTGCGCTGCCCATCAGGGCTATTGTCAGGGTAAGATTGTGGAGCATCCTCTATCATCCCTTCTTTTTTAGGGTGTAGAGAAATAAGTCTCTCTCGGTCCATTAGTTTAAGTTGTAAAAGCTGTTGCGGCTCACCATTTAGAGCATCATTCTCATCAATATAGAGATCTGTGATCATGACTCGGTCTAAAGCTACTTTTTGATCATCACCCTCGTAAATCTTAAGGCAACCAGTTCCCATAACAATAGCATCGCGGAGAACCTTTACAGCTTTTTCATATGTATGGGTTTGGTAGAATTCCCCTAAAACAAATTGATTTAATCTTTGAGCAAGATGCCTTTGTTTGTAATCTGCACCGTCGGTAAGGAACTTAGGTTGTGGCTCATCCTGGGAGAGACGAGATACCAGAGTATCCGTGCAGGCTTGGACCAGATTGAACGTTGGACGATCGTCAGGCAAAGTTTTAGTCTGATCCATTCTAGAGACATTAGAACCGGCATACGAGTAAATGCTAAGCCCACTATACATCCTCACATCTACGGCTAATTGCCGCAATCTATATGTTTGTTTTGTCTTTAAGTAAGAAGCTGTTCCACAAAGATCTTTAGCAAGGTTTTCTTTATCCTCTGCCAACCACCATTCGGCAAGTTGTCCATAACCATCATCATTAGAGTTCTTTGTTCTCATTTTGATTTTGGTTACTGGAGGTTTTGGCTTCTTAATTTTCATTTAGCGATGCCAACCTTTTTATCTAGTTCAGCTTGGCCTTGTGGTGTTGAGTAATAAATCAGGTCGTCGCCTTGCAATTCATCTGATTCAAATTCATCATTTACGATTGTGTATTTCTCAATAGGAAGATTGCCGAAAGATATTTCAATGCCATTCATCTTGAATGAAGTTATGCCTTGAGCGCGGCAAAGCTTAAAAAGCGTTTTAAGATCTTTAATGTCATTGATCATCGGCCAGGATATCCCCTAGGGATCTTTTGTTTGAAGTTCTTAAGCATGATCCGATCAACAAGGTCCGATCTATCTTTATCTTCTTGTTCGTTGCCTAAAGCATCGCCTGAATTATCATCATCGCCATAGCTTGATTCAAGGTTATCATTTAGGTGAAGGTCGTCAAACTCATTGGGACTAAAGCCTGCTTCAATTTCATCTTGATTGGCAACTTTGCCACCTTCTGAAAATTTAGCTTCGCCAGCATTATTTTGTTTTCTATTCATCATAATTCTATCTACGAGGCCTTGTTCTTCCATTGAAGTTTCAGCATGCACATCTACAGGATGTTGATTGAGGCGCTTGGAATCTTCGCCCATAGCCATAGAATTGGGACGCTTTACATCGCCTTCGTGATCCACATAGCCTTTGTCAAATTCATGAAAGCCCATATCAGGATCTGTATCTACTTTGCCTGAGGGTTGATAGTTATCAGTGATCTGGCCACCTTCAGCATATCCGAATGCCTTACGCATAGAATCTTGCGCTGAAGCTAGTTTGTCTGGATCGGCAATCTCTCCACCGTCTGCCATCTTCTTAGATTTTTTCTTCATTGCATAAGCGATTGATAAGTTATTTTTAGGCATTCCGCCCTCCGCATATCGTCTGTGAGTATCTAGAATTTTTGAACCATTACCCTTGAGAGCCATCTATTGGCCTTGGCCTATGGAATAAACTGCTTTGACTGCATTATTTACTGCGTCGACCGCAGCGCTCGAAGAGAGAACCATTGCAATGACGTCATTTGCTGCACAGGAAATGTCCGTATAGAAGCCCTCGGCCCCAGCACTACCGGTATAAACAGGAGATCCATTTTGATTAACTGTCACGACAAGAGAAGATTGTCCTGCTCCTCCAACAGATGTTGGAATAAGAAACTTTCCCTTAACAAAATAAGGGCCAGCAAAAGGAACGGTTACGCTTGTAGTACTAAGCCCAACTGATTCAATGTTCTGATTGAAGCCTGAAGAGCCCACAACTTGTCCGCCACTTCCGGCGCCTGGATTATAAGCCATCTTAGTACCCCTGTCCGATTGATACGTTAGTCTTTACTGACTCTAGTAAAGCATCGTTTGCATTAGATGAAGAGAGAACGAGAGTTATCGTATCTGCTGCGACACCATTGATATCTACCTTAAATTGGATTGCACTTTGAGTTGGTGTTAGTGCTGGAGCAGTATAAATTGGAGACCCATTCTGGTTAACAACAATGCTTAAGCCAGAGGGCGGAATCTCTGTGATTTGCGCCTCGAGATTATAAAGGCCAGTTGAAGGAATGGTAAAAATATCAGTAACAAGGCCAACGTCTACTCTAGGAACATTTAACAATAATATATTACTCATGTGGGCCTTCCTCGTGTGGTTCCATATCTAACATTTGAAATGCGGCTCTAAGGGCACTACAAACGGATTTGACATCTTTGGAATGCACAGCAGAGATAAGGTCCTCGGCGGCTGATTCAAGCATGTCATATTCTTCAGTGGAGTCCTTGTCATGTTCACGCTTGATGTGATCAGGCGTTTCACTTATAGAACCTTCGTGTTTATTCTTTAGGAATGGGAGCATCTGTAGTTACCCTCTAATTAGGGTACGAGTTGGCCATATTAGTAAGAATCATCGCCAAATTTGTTCAAATTGTATTCTTCTTGGAGCTTTTCACGTTCTTTTTCCCAGATTTTTACATTTTCTTCATCTTGCCAAGCTTTGGTTCCCATTACTGGACGCTTAACAACCGCTTCAGCCATGTATGAATAGCAATAACGCCACGCATATAGCATCGCATCACAGAGATGGTTCGGCAATGAAGGGTGTTCCTTGCGTGGAATATCGATTGTGTCGCCAGTTGTCTTCCAGACTAGACCCATCATTTCGTTAATTAGGTTGGTGCATTTGTTATTAATCTTGATCTTCGCTTGGATAAGCTCTGCGTTTAGCAATTCTATGAAGTCTGACTTCCCTTGTTTCTCTGCAGCTTCAAGGGGCACACCATGGCGTCTACGCATCTCTTCAACAGACTGCTTATCTGCGCCGTCCACAATGACCTTACCTATAGAGTAAAGCCTTTGGTATTCCTTGATCTTGTTTGCGACATCGGTGATGTCCATATGCTTCTTGTTATAGGTTGAGACGATATAGAGAACTGGGTCGTTCTCATGAAAGGCACACAGAACAAAAGCTGAATCGTCTTCATATCCTAGATCGACGCCCAAGACAAAAGACCAAGCATCCACTTTCACATTCAAAGGGCGCTTATCAAATAGATTCTTATCTTGATTGAACTTATAAACGAGTTTCTCGGTATCGATATCCCACTGGTTTAAATACCATTGCTTAAAGAGTGGTGTTTCCATAAACATAGGCCTATTGGCCTTAATGTCGTCTAGCTCTTCTTGCCATTGATCTCTGATAAAAGGATTATCAAGAGCAGTCCAAGTATGTAGAGACCAACCGGGTTCTCTTCTATTGGTAATTTCAAAGAATAGTCCTTGTGTAAAGTTAGAGCTCGTCCCCATCATGCATATTGTTCCCCTCTCTCCGTCTTTATTGGGATCAGCTACCGCAGGTTTTAAAATACCATAAACTAGCCTTGTAAGATTAATCGTATAGAGAGAAGATTCATCTAAGCAAACAAGTCTGTACTTTTTCCCTAAAAGCTTATTCATCTCATCTTCATCAGCGTCAACGCCAGTTACCCAGATCATTGAACCGTTTGGAAATGTCATAGTTAATGTGGTGCCGTTGAAAGTTGCGCCAAGTTTATGAGTTCTATTTATTACTTTTAAGATATCTTTCCAGATAATGCCTTCAGCAGAGAGACGAGTAAGGCCTATGAATAAACAATTTACCCCAGGATTATCTAAACATTCCTTAACCATATAAAGACCTGCAACATAGGACTTAGAAGCTCGTCTTGTACACCATAGAGCTTTTAGTTTTGCTGGATCTTCTACGAAATTCTTTTGCTGAGGAAATTTAGGATCGAATAGATCATTCGTATCGAAAGGTTTTTGAGAGACAATTTCTTTGTAGTATCTAGCGAAACTATCACGACTCATTCTTTGGCATTAACTCTGGAAACTTCTCGGCCAGATATTTTATTGTTTCTTTTGCACACGCAATTTCGTTCTCTGGAGTTACATCAATATGATCTTCCACAATTGGCTCTTTAACTTTGGGGAAAATATATTGCATTAGTTCTAAATGAACTCTGGCAGCGTCTCTTGGTTCAAGTTCAGGGACTAATTTTAAAAGACTATCTACAGGATTATATCTATGCGTCTCAAACATCTCTTGAAGCAATATAGTTTTAGGAGATATTTGTCCTTTTATCTTTCCCCCTGTTTTAGCTCTTCCTTTTTCAAATGGCATTCTATTCCTCTTCTATTTAGAACTTCCTCGGTCCCCTCGTATTATTGCCAGTAACAACTTCTCCACCTACTATTCTTTTGCCGGTTAGCGCGCTGGGCACAGGAGTTGGAACATCAGTCATAGAGGACGGGAATGCTTCTGCTTCTAACAATCTCTGTGTTGAAGGAGCTTGCTGGCCAATTGGAGGAATAGGCATCGGCCTCGCGCCATGCGCCTTAGGGACAAGATTCGCTTCAACTTCTCCAATACGTTCAATGAATAAATCTTTTAAATGAGGCGAAAGCTTTTCTTTGGTTAACATTCTTATAAGCCATTGAAGCTCGCTCATTCGCCTTGGCTTTCTTCGCCCTGATATTTAGCTTTTCGTCCTGGCTTGCCTTGAACTTTATCAATTGGAGTTTCAACTTGAGCTTGAAACTTTAATCCTAATCCAGGGCCAGAAGCTTGTGCTTTAACTGCTGCAGCAGATCTAGCAATAGGAACAACCTCTGTTGTTTCTAGTTCCGGAGTCTCTTCATTAAAAGATGCCCAGTTTTTAATATGTGCGATTTGCCCATTGAAGTTAACGATCACATGATCACTTACATCATCATGAGTTAGCTCTAGATGGCCCTTGCCAGATCTGGGCTGAAGTTTGTTCCCAAAATTAACTCCTGCCAAAAATAGAGGCTCATGCAGTTGAACAAGTTTTACTTTCTTAATCATTTTTTCTCCTGACCTTGTGGCCCATAATCCAATTAAAAAATGCTCTAAATATTCCGACTTCTTTCCATTTATACTTCTCTACATCAATTCCTTGAGAAAGGAATACCCCATTTTTATCCATAGGCGTTTCAACATAGGCCTTTATAGCGTTATCTCTTTTTATAAAATTAAGAGGCTCAATATCATATTCGTACCCTCTAGAAATTGAATATTCCATGCCAATATGGAAGGGTCTTTTGCCGATAGATTCTTGCCATACTTTAGTTTCTCTTGCTAACGCTTCAGCCTTTTCATATTCCGTAGACTCCCTGAAGGCTTTTCCTCGAGTGATAAACCCGATATTGGCTTTTCTTCTTTCTAAAAACTTCTCCCAGTCTGTCATGCGAATGGATTGAACCTTTTCTCAGGGTAATAGTTAACCCAAATGTTGATACCCTTATTTGTTATGTGAGAAATAGTGTCAAAATCTTTAGGCATTAAAGCTTTACCGATGCCTTGGCGTCTCACTTCTTTTTTTACCCAGATATAATGGAGTATCTTCTGTTCGCTCATACACCAGCCCAATACAGTTTCGTCATCTAATATCGCAAACTTAACCGAAGCATTAGGTCTTTGTAGGAGGACATCTATGAATTTTCCATAAGAAAAATAAAAAGCATCTTTATCTATTAGTTTGAAAAGATCATTCCCATATCTGAGGCTATTTAAGAAAGGGGCAATTATTAGGTTCCTAAGGTCTGATGGGATTACAGATCCCTTATAGGATATTAGTCGATATCTCTCTTGAGGTTCATTTGCTGTAGACTCCAACTTCTGATTCCCCATTTCGTTTCCCATCGTCTTATAATGTGCATTACGGTTTTTCTAAAGACCGAAATTCCATTAAGACTTGCTTGATCCACAATTTCTCTAATTGTGGCACCCTCTGAATGCATGATCATTATGAACTTCTCAAGTTCATTTTTAAAAACAGTATTGTTAACTAAGTTTCCCAGAAAACAATAATATTCTAATCGAGATTCTCTTTCCCATTCGGGCCATCTTTTAAATCTAGAGCTTGCACTTTGCTTTAAAGCCCGATCACTTCTTAATTCTATTTCTGCATCATTAAAGCCTGATTGCTCAAGCTTCTTATTCCATGTAGTGAGCAAAACCTTAAACGTCTTTTTTCGCCAAAACTGCTCCATCTATAGCCTCTAAATTAATAGGGGCCGTAGCTTCAGCCTGTTTTTGTTTAGCTTCATAAGCAAGTTTTAATTCTTGTGCCATAAGATGGGCTGTTTGCTTAACCGCGGCCGTACGAAGCGCTAACATAAAATAAGCGTCTGGTTTAAAAGCTTCTGTAGGTGCAATTTGCATTAGCATCCCCATAAGAGCAAAGCGCTGAGTCTCTTTATCCGCTTCAACTGCAGCGCCTTCAATTATTCGGTCAGACCACTCCATTGCTTGAGTCCTACCTATGGGTAGGGCCCTTCTTTCAAGACGATCGGCTTGCATGTCTCCAACAGCGAGGTCCTCATTAGAAACAATTTTCATTTAGTGGGCCTCTTTTGTTTCTTCTGGTTTTGGCATTTGAACTTTTGAAGCTAAGGCTTTTTGTTCTTCGCTATGTTTCCTTGCAGCCTCTTTTGCTTGACGTTTTGTAATGTCTATTTTCTTTTCTATTTCTGCCCTTTGGCTATCAAGTTGATCGAGGGCATGGTCAAGTTGACCAACTTCACAACATTTTTGTAGGTATGTCTGCCATTCATTCTGGGCCTCGGCTATTTCAGACGTAGAAGTAACTTCTTTTTCCATGCTCTAGAACTCCTGTTAGTTGTAGTAAATTTTGGTCTTTAAAAATTCAATTATTGATAGATAATATTGTGCAAGTTCTTCATCTAACTCGGGTTTATTTACATCTTGGACAAGTGTTTCTATTATGGCTGTGATTTCATCTTGTTGAAGCGGATCGGATGTGAAATTACGCTCAGGAGTCTTTAAGATCGATTTTATGCCGTCAGTTATCAAATCTTCTGCTGCGCTCAAAGACAATGGGCTCCTGTTAGTTTTAAGGGGAGGGCTTTGTAAGGAAACAGGTGTACGGTGCCTGCCGCCCTCAATTCAAAGTTTAAGCATGTATATACTATATGGTCAAGTAGGTTATTTGTTGGCTTGGTAAACTTGGTTAAACGCATTTGCTAAAACTTGGTGGCCATAAGCAGATGGATGAAAGTCACTTGAACTCATTGTCATCGGGTCAAAAACTGCGTTTGTGTCCACAAGATAAAGGTTGGTGAACCCTTGGCCTTGCAACTGGTTGATTACCTGTTTAATGATAGAAACATATTGATCCACGTTTGAGTTGGTATGCATGGGATAATGAGCGGCTTGCATTTCTGGACTCATATAAAGAGTTGTTCCGACTAAAGTCATTTTACCTAAAGAACTCAAATGGAGAAGGCTTTGAGTTAAATCGTATTCAAACAAAGCCAAGTGAGTTGGGTCAACTCCATAGAAAGATACATCGTTAAAGCCTGCTAAAAGTGTGTTGATATCAATGCCATTGGAATAGTTAAGTCTCATTATAAACTGGAATTCTACAGTTAGAGGGGTTCCAGAGAGGGCTACGTCTTGGGAATTAGCACCAATGTCTTCAGTAAATAAGGCTTGATAACCAAGGCATGCGTGGCCAGCTCCTGCCCCCGCAGTGATGGAATCACCAAAGGACCAGACATTAACGCTTGACCCAGGAGTAATGATCTTGCAAGGATCTGCTGGAAGCCCTGCACACCCGAGAGAGAAGAGAACCAAGATTAAAGATAATAATTTCATAAACCCTCCAATTAACTACAAGAATAGTATGCCATATTAAAAAGGTATATACCAGAAAAAAGGTATAGACTTCCAAAAATAAAGGACTATACTAAAAAGTATGAAAAACTACACGCTTCTAAAAACGTTTAAGGTCTCGGAGGCCATGGCTAAGGCGATTGCTGAATACAATCTTAAGATAAGCAATATCTGCCGCAAGGCAGTTATGAAAGAAATAATAAAGGCATTAAAAGATGGAAAGAAGAAAGGTGCATAGTTCATCAGCTTCTAAGGCCTATAGCGCGGTAGCTAAAGCCAGGAGGAATGGGACGCTAGCAGACCCCAAAACACTGTTATGTGTTGATTGTGGGAAAGCCGCTAGAAGCTATGATCACAGGTTTTATTCGAGGCCTCTGGATGTTGTGCCGGTATGCCAAAAATGTAATATTAAAAGGGGTCCTTCTTTGGACTATGCAATACATGCAATTGTAGATCGCCTTAAAAAAGGCAATAAAGTTAGTTAATCTTTGGAGGTGCAGTATGGCCGCTAAGAACTTAAACCAGGCAATTCATTTGGCAAATATAGATATAGAGATCAAAAAAGCTCTTTGTATCGGTCCGGCTTATGAATTTACACAAAGAATAGATAACGCCGAGAAAATAATCGCTATGAACGTAAGAAACGAGCTAAAAGATTTCCTTGCTCACAGAATAATGATTTTTAGCAAGGACCTCCCAGACTCTGTGCAGGTTATTTTAAATGCGTTTCACGAGGAGATCTTTAAATGAGCGACATTTTAGAATTACGTGAAAGAGCTAAAAGAGATTTAACAACTCTCTTTGGAGAAAAGCCAGAAGACATAACCGAAAGTGCAATCATGTACTTAGTTGGGTGCTATCTAACTAACGTCGATATCGTTGGCCTTGCAATCGGAATGATGGACAAAAAAGGATACTTCGAGTGCCCCATAACCGGCGAAGATAAAACCGAAATGCTGAGTGAAGAAGAGAAGGTTAGTAGGCGCTTTGAACAGATGAAGAAGGGTTGGTCAAAATGAAAACATCGCAAACATTTAAAAAGATAATCCCAATCTTGATTAGATGCCAAAAGCTCATAAAACCTATTCCTAAGAGGGGCGAAAACCCTCACTTTAAAAGCGACTATGCCGAGTATGATGATGTTATAGAAGAAATAAAAAAGGTTCTTAATGCCAATGATATCTGGATAAGCCACCCAACTCACTTTAATGAAGCTGGCCACCTAATAATGGAAACCATATTTCTTCACACTTCGGGGGAATGGGTTTCCACTGAATTACCGGTAATAAATAAGGTGGGAACTGATCAGGGATTGGGATCTTCACTCACATATACCAAGAGGTATTCTGTCTTGGCATTGGCAGCAGTTGGTACGGCAGATGATGATGGGAATGCGGCTACTACCGCCGAGGTTCTCGGCGGGAAAATTCCTAGCCTAAAGGATAGTAATAACTCCGCCAGTGATCGCTTTAATAGGGTTGGGCATGATTCTAACCAACACTCAACGGCCTTAGTGACTGAGCCTCAGATTAAGCGTCTATTCGCCATCGCTAATAAACACAATTGGTCTACAGACAAGGTTAAAGAATTTATGAAATTGCGGTTTAAAATAGAGTCGACTAAAGAACTCACTAAATTCAACTACGATTATTTAATAAGAAGCATCGAAGGAACGCTGCTTGAAAAGGGGACGTGATGGGTTATTTCTGGGGATGTCTTATATTGATTGTGGCAATGGAATTACGCGAGTTATGGAAAAGTGAGACAGGTCTCTGACCTGTTTGAAAGGAAGTTATGGAAACCCCTGTCTATCTGGTTCAAGTGAACGACGAAACTCAATATGGCTACTGGGACAAAAATATTATGAAAGTTGATCTGATGAGAAACAAAGAAGAGGGTCGAGTTAAGATCTTTAAAGTTGTAGAAGGTTCTTTGGTCCTCAAATACAGACAGATTAACGAAGATGAAATTTGATAATGTGCTGCGGTTGTTCACGCGGAACATAGGCTGCCTTGAATGGCAACTCTTACACGCCAACGCGCGGGTGGAAAATCCACCCAGCACTTTTACAACAGGTGATATACCAGATGAAAAGTGATGAATATTGTTTGGCTCTAGGACAAGAAGTCCTTAAAGTTTTTGACCGACTGGTTAGGACTGATAAAGAACAGCCTTTAGCTTGGGAAATATTGCATATAAACAATGCTCATCCTAATTTTGATTTAGAACTTTATGTCAGAAGGATTACGACAGGCAATGAACCTGAATGATTGGAAACCATATATCCCTTATTTGATTTATGCCTACGCTATGATAGGCGCATGGCTTTGGATTCATTACAAAGGCTAACAACCAGATGAAAAAGCCATACGAATGTTTTAAATGTAAAAAACGACTACTTGTTTCGGTAGAAGCACCGAAGCCGAAATATTGTTCGAAATGTAAAACTGGTTAATACCCTGGGTGAATTATGACGGTCGATTGCGAGTATATTTTAAAAGGACTTTTTGAGTTGGCACATAGGCTGAACAGGAAAATCTATATCACGGACACAGAGGTCACTATCGGTGACCAGACTTTTAATTATTCTCCAATGGAGAAACTAGACGAAGGTTTGTTTATGGCTTGGACTTGGTTCATGGAAAATAAAACAGGTAATGTACCAGTGAAAGAGGAAAAATGAAGCACAATCATCCACAAGACTATAGCCCCACTTGTGATTGGTGTATCGGAGCTAAAGTGGTTAATCACATAGCTGGCCAAGAGCCGTTAATTTATGAACGACCACTTCAGGAAAAATACATTGCACTAAATGAGAAATACTGTGCGCTTGCGGAGAAATACGTTTTATTGAGCGACGAGTATTGTGCTTATAGATTAAAGATTGAGCCAGGTCTTAAGCCTGTTGAAAAGAAGGATGAAAAATGAAATACGAAATTCTGCTCGCTATTTTATCCAATATAAAAGGCTTGGGATGCGCTGGATTATTTGTATCCGTTATAACTTTATTTTTTGGCCTGCCTATTACCGATATTGGTTCTTGTAATTATGAAAGCAAGGAGCGCACTGAAGCATGGGCCAGATACAGAAGGACTGCAAAAATTATAGCTCTTAGCCTTATTTTGCCAAGCCTGCTAATCACGATATTACCAACCATAGACGATTTATGGAAAGTAAGAATTTCACTAATTAAATTTGAAATGGCATCTCCCGAGAACATTAAAGGCGGGGTTGAAACGATTGAACGTATTGGTCACAAGCTAGAATGTAAATATCTTGGCTGTGAATCAGGTTCAAAACCAGGAGTAAAAAATGACTAGATCTTGGGGCCAAGGCGCTTCAATAGGAAGCATTTACAAAGTAAGCCCGGATGATTTCTCTAGAGTTGGCAACTGCTGGATGAAAGGGCGCTTGAAAGATGGTGATCTTATTCTTTGTATTGAACATTCAGGGGATCACTTTTTTGACTACGTTTTAATTATACCATATGCCAATGGGATGAGAGCCGCATTAGGCTCACAGTTTGGCGCGTATACTTTAGGCGAGGAAATTAAGAACCTCCCATCCCGCGACTTTCATTTACTAATGGCGGGTGAGTTTTTACAAAATGATTCTGGTCCGGAACCAGTTGAAAAGGATGAGAAGTGAGTTGTAAGAACGAAGATTGTGAAATGTTTCCGCATTATGGTCTAGCGCCACATACTCATGATTTAAGTTCTGGGTCCTTTATAGGTAGCACGAGAACATCGTCAAAAGACAAATGGCCCGATAACTTTGTTGAAGATAAAGAAGAACCTGGGCTTGGCACATGGTACTGCCCTGAATGTAAATCTGGTTTCCAACCTGAATCAAAAACTATAAAAGGAGAATGAAATGAAGTTATTCGAATACGCAGTGATGTTTAATTACAAAGACGATGAAAAGCCTTCGGAACTTATCGTACCAGTTAAAACTGTTATGGCCGAAACTATTCAAGCCGCAACACTTTTAGCCGCTCGTGATATCCCAGAGAAATACGCTAAGAAGCTGGACCAATGTGAGGTAGCCGTTCGCCCTTTTTAAAGAGCGCTCCGGTTTATACCGGCTCGACTACTACCGTGAGCGCATATCCACAGACTTACTTAACCAATACTATGAGCGGACAAAATTACTCTGCTCAAGGAATGGGGCTAGCAACTAACCAAGCAATGGGCGCGGCCAATTATTTAAGTGCTGCGATGGCTCTTCAAAATGGTGGGGCTACATGATTTTGCCTGGTTATCCACCTGTTTCACAGAAGGAAGTAAAATGAAGTTTCCGGCAGATGAATGTTGGGGCAATAGGCAACCTGTTTGCCCCTATTGTTCTACAAAATACGACACAGAGGATATGCGATGCCGAGATGAAGATATCAAAGAACTTCAATGCGGCACCTGTGAAAAGTTCTTTACTTGCCAGGTTCGTGTAGAAATTGTCTTTGATACCGTTGGAGATTGTGAAAAGAATAATTGCATTCCACACCGTCTAAGAAAAAGGTGGAATGAATTAAACGTATGTGTGGCCTGTAAAGGCGAGGTTTACGATTGGGAACTTGAGGGCGGGAAATATCAAGCCTACACCAAGGACCAATATGTGTTTGAAACAGGTTCTCAGCCTGCGGAGAAGAAATGAAACTTTCAGTGCTCAAAAGAATATTCGATGGTTGGAAATGTAGCACCGACATTACCCTGAATATGAATTCCAGTGATCCAGACGATGAAGTTATGCGGTCGCACAAGAAATACCCTTTCGGAGAGAGCCGTCCCGACTGGATGACCTATGAAGATGAACACAATATGAAAGAAGACTTTATAGCGATGCGTAGACTTATAAGAGAGATTGAGGCACAGGAAACGACTTATGTCGCCGTCTCTATTTTAAAGGACGATGAGATAGGTATTAAAACTGGTTCGGAGCCTGAATCAAAATGAGTGCGGTAATGTGGCTAATAGCAGGGGTTAATCTTACAATAGCTTTTCAAGCCATGCCGTCTCACGACTGGAGTCATATCATAGCTGGGCTTTGTGCTTTAACCGCTGGGATATTATTATGAACGAAGGTTTCTATGAGAAGTTATGGAAAGACTTTGTTTCGCTACAAAGTGGTGATGTTCAAAAAATGCCACAAGAAATCGAAAGTCTTCGCAGAATACTAGCCGTGGCAAGAATGATAAATAACCAAGAGCCAGACATTAGAATGACCTTAGCTTTAAGAGACTGGGATAAAATTCACACAGGTCCTAAACCAGATGCGAAGTGATCACCAACGCCCTGACGGATGCGGGCATTGCGAATGTAGAGACTGCGAGGAACTTAGGTTTAAAGTGAAAAGGCTTGCTGGCGCTTTACAGGCAATATCAATAACAGAAGGAAGTTGGGATAAAACCAGCTTGCTTAACATTCATAGCGGAATTATTAAGTGCGCGAAAAAAGCGCTCAGTGACACAGGTCTAGAACCAGATGAACAAAAAGAAAAGTAAGGGCGCCAAAATGGCCAACAGACGAAGATATAAAGAGCCAACAGAGTTTAACGAAATACGAAGGGCTTATTATTTATGGTGTTTAGAAAATAAGTGTATGCCAACTAAAACGATAAGCAGAGAAGAGCTACATGGAATGTATCCAAGATTTAAACAGGTGAGGCCTGCGTGAATATATGGGACGATTTTTTAAACTTAAATATCAAGATATGGCAGGTTATTCTTTTAGAAACCTTGGCTCATAGTGCGGCGAAGCTATTTTGATGCAGGATTGAAAGACAGATGCAAACAATAGTTAGGCTTTTAGTTATTACCTGTGCCCTAGGTAGTTTCGTTTTCTATCAGAAAATGGATATTCCAAGGGCCACCTATTATTTGGTTTTAGCATGTTTCTTCGGGTTAGATTATAGACCTAAATAGGATTGAAACAATTGTGCGGCGGCGTTGAAAGGGCTTATACCCCATGCAAACGCTAGAGACTCTGTTAAGGCCAGAATAGTTGCCTGGCCCGCACTTTTACACAGGCTAAACACCTGGAGGAATATGGATTTAATGAAGATCAAGGTCTGGGCGTGCGGCGAAGAGCATCAGCCAATTATGTTCGACGGTGATGTTATTTGTGAATGCGGTATGAAAGCTATCCCGTATGCTCAGGCAGAAGAGATAGGATTACCTATTTTATGGAAGAAGATAAAGGATCTCCGAAAACGAATTAGAGAAAAGAACTTTGAAATTGAGACTGGTTTGAGACCTTTTTAAAGTAACATCTTCTTCATAATTCCCTGACAATTTATTACTATCCTATGTTTAACAGGGGGTGATTTATGAGAACTTTAGACACTATATTGGTAATTGGCTTTAGCGTGTTAGGTTACATTTGGTCTTTGAATGTTCAGGTTTATAGCAAGCTTTTGAATATGTAAATGGCTCCGAATTCTGGACTCGAACCAGAAATGCACGGTTAACAGCCGTGAGTGATGCCATTTCACCAATTCGGACTATTTTTTAAGTATTGAATCAAGCTTTGCAGATATCGCAGTTACAGCTTCTAATCTAGCAGAATCATCGAGTAAACTGTAACGAAGGGTCGTTTGCATCGAGTGATGATTTAATAATTGTCCTATTACTTTCATATCAACCTTGTTTGACATCCCTACACTAGCAAAGGTACGCCTAAAATCTCTCGCCCATAAGTCCTCACACCCTGCTTCCTTTCGAATTTTTCTCCAAAGATAGCCTGGAAGTGGTATTCCAAAAATAAGCCCGTCTTGGCGCTTTGGAAGCTTTTTAATGAGTTCCATTATTTTAGGTGGAAGGATAACGCTTTCCGGATCACCGGTGGCCTCTGTGCTTTTACCATCAAAGATAAGGACTCCGAAATCGCCTGATTCAGATAGTTCATCATATCTTGCCCTTTCAATGGAGCGGGGCCTAGCACCCGTGAACATGAGCGTATAAAGGAACGCAATCTCAGTGGGGTATAAGTCATAGTACTTTTCGAGGACTTCACCAATTTTTTTGATTTCCGCTTCCGAACCATATCTACGTCTCTTTCTTTCTGTAAAATGCTTTACACCGACCACTGGATTATAACCTGCAGCATTCCATTCACGTTCTATACTAAACTTGTAAAGCTTTGAAATAATTTCTAAAAGTCTGTTTCCAGTAACTGGTGTCTTTGAAAATGACTTATGAAAATCTCTAATTTGAACTCTGGTTATTGTTAGATAATCTAATTCACCAAAAACTGGTTTAATATGATTTCTGTATTTGGCTTTCACTTCAGTGGAATGGCCTGAAAGATTATATCTGGGCGAATCCCAATGATCTTTAAAACAGGATTGAAACAGCTCGTCAAGTAGCATAAAAAACTTTACCATAAAAACAATAAAGCCCCAACCTTTTCTCCTTGACGAGATCTTGATTGAGGCCTTAGTGTATTTCCACCACGAAATGTAAAGCTACGATAACCAAGTAATTTACATTTTGTCAATAAGAAGGGCTGTTTCAGATCAGCTACACACACGTACTGCGTGATTAGTGTTTAAGAATATCTGGGGGACTGAGACCCTATACGGTTGAAGTTGACGAGGATCACACGGCTTGATAACGGTGTAAGTTAAAGATGGCACGCAGTTCAAGTCCAGGGGGAAGAGAGCCCAGTACCTAGTGACCAACTCGTCTAAAGATTGTAAGTCATAGGCTGAAGTAGATGGGGAGTGGTTTTGCAGTCTTTAAAACGACTGGTTTTTAGGACATCCACGCCTGCCGGTTGAAACTTTAAAACTGGTTAAATACCAGAAACAAAAAGGGGGTTTTATGAATTTTTTAGTACAAGTTGGTAACGGAATTTGCTTCGGAACTGGATTGATTTTAGCTTCAGAGATTATGGGTCATTTATTTCATATGGGCTTTTGTAAGTGACGCCTGAGAGTATTGTAAAAAACAATATTCTCTCTTGGCTTAAATCTAAGAATATATTTGTGTGGCCTAATGATTCGGTTGGGATATTTGATCCCGTTAAAAAGGTATATAGGAAGAAACATTCTCAATATCACCTAAAAGGTGTTAGCGACATATTGGGTATCTATAAGGGATTGTTATTAGCCATCGAAGTTAAATCCCAAAAAGGAAAAACGTCCCCAGAGCAAGAGTGGTTCTTAGCAGAAGTAAAAGCCAGGGGTGGTGTATCCTTTGTTGCAAGGTCTATTCAAGATTGCGAAGATATCTTACATGACTAAAGAAAAGGTGGCTCAGCTATATGAGACTTGGAAATTCCACAGAACTCGATTTGCCTGTTCTTGTAGAGACCATCATCCTGAGAATAAGGATGTTTGTGCTCGAGAGAAAACTTGGCGGGAATACTGTGAAGCCCGCGATGCTTATATAGGTAAACGTAAAGAAGAAGTTAAATCAATCGATCTATATGATCTCTTCGGAACATGGGATGGAATGAATTGAATGATCCAGCCACAATAGTATATGTCTTTGGAGTTCCAGCGTTAATCATAATATTGGTTTGTCTAATCTTAATATTTAAATAGAATGGAATGGTAGGGGGAGCTTACCAAGGAAGGTTTCACAAGGATGTGACTCCTTCTACGCCTAATCTATCTTCTCGTCTTTCATTAATTCTTCTCTGACGGTCGCCCACTTATCCCCCGCTATCAAGCGCAAGGCCTTAAACGCACGCTTCATATCAAGATCTCTCTTAGATTCTTTTTTAAGAATGTGTTTGAAATAAAAATCTACCGCTTTTATAAAAAGTTGAATAAAGAGAATGGCAATAACCGAAACAATCACGCCAGTCGGGCCATGTTGGAAATCTAATAGCTTATCTAGTTCCATAGCCTACGAAGAAAAAGAGAATCGCTATTCCCAATCCACCTAACACAAGATAACTTGAATCTGGCGCAACGTATAAAGGGACTTCGCCCTCTTGTCGTTCAAGTTCGGTTTTATAAAGGTCGGCATTTAAACTTTTTGTTTCAAGATCGCGTAGCTTTTCAATTGGCATTAAAGCTCCTGAGAATGGGCTAGGTTGATTTTTTTCCACTAGGACCACCTTTGGCACTACCTGGCTCAGTGTCGGCATTGACCAAAGCAATAAGCTCATCTGGAGTAAGAGAATTAACACGATTCTCATTTTCTTCTTCCCCTAACTTTCTTTCAGCTTCTTCGGCTGCAATCTTTGATTTTTTCCATTCGTAATAAACAATGTAAATAATTACGCATATCGCGAAACCAAAACAGCCCTTAGATAAAGCTAACAGTGCCGCGTCAGTCACGGCATAAGATCTAGAAGCGTAAAGAGCTTTCTAGATCTCCTCATCCAACCCTTTAGGAAGACAAGCTGGTTTGTAGCGTTTATGCAAAAATCAACGTACCGATCCTGAAGCATGCCGACGTAAGAATAAATAAACAGCTCCGAGTTTACTTTATCGAGCGAATTTAGTGTTTCAACCCCCATAATACCATCGGCCAGTATGCTACTACCAAGACAATGCTGAGCAAGTTTGATTGCAACGACTTGGCCTTGATTAATAGCTGTATCCAAGATTGCAGTAGCGATTGGTTGTTTAAGGCCAGAAATATGAAGTCTGTCCCAAAAAAATGACTCATAAATCCTTTTTGCTTCATCTTGGGTAAGATTTTTAATATCAACATCTGAACATTGTTTATTTCTATAACTAATAAGCATCGAGAGGGTAATACCGAAGTTAGTAATGCCGCCATGGTCATTTGTGTTGTCTACAAGACCACCTTCGTTTTCAAATACATATTCTATTGCTTCATTAAACTCTGCCACATACGCCTCCTATTATTGGAGTCGGCCGTCCATGGCCGTCATGGGTTAACTTGATGCAGGAGGTTTCCCGCCTAATTGTAAAAAAGCCCAATGTAATAAGCCATTGCTTGCCCAGTTAGGCTTAAGAGCAAAAACTAAATCTAAAATTGCAACCATAAGAGGAGCAACAAGAGCGCCCCAATTTGCTTGTAACCATGCCATAAAAGTTCTCCTTAAAAGTTAAACGCTTAAAAAAGTAGCATTAACCACAACGGTAGAACTGCCACCAGAAGCGTAAGTAAAAACAGCCCTCACATACTGACAACAAAGTGTAGTTAAAACTATTGCAGGCCCAGCGCCAGATGCGATTGTTGAAGTGGCATTTGGAACATCCACAAAACTTCCGTTGCTTGGAACATATTTACTAGGCTCCCCGATTGGAGCTTCATTTGACTCTTGAATCTTAACAGTACCGGCGGCCGTGGCATCTCCAAAGACAGAAGTGAAGCTTGCGGAAACGCTTTGCCCTGCAAAAACAGGAGGGCCTGTCTGAGTAACTGTATCTACAGCATTGATCATATTAATCGGCACGTTTCTCATTTAGCCTCCAGCCAAAACATATTCATAAACGCTCTGAATTAAATTAAGTGTCGATTGATCAAGACCAGGATTGTCATTTAAAGCACTATTATAAGCTGCCGTTATTTGCTGACTACTTAAGCTTCCACCAGAAATTCCACAGTCATTTAAGGTTTGTTGAATAACAGCTATGACTCCGTCGAAATCGTACTGAACATTTTGTGGCCAATCTATAGACGGGGGCGGAGGTGCTATAAAAGTATCGTTACTAGCATTATAGGTATGTCCAGTGCTAGCGGCTGGATCTCCATTCATCGTGACATCTACGCAGTAGTCGTAAGTAGCAGAGATCGCTAATATGTCATTATAACTGGCGACAATCGTATTAACGACGATGTTATTTAAAACAAGAGCGTAAACATCTATAGCATTATGAATTGGATTTACATCTTTTATCATTCCTAAAGGTTTAGCCATTTGGAACCTCAT